GTCGTAAAATATTTTCTACGTTAAATTTCTTTCTTCAGATTTCAAACGTTGCTGAAGACAAAACCAGAGTTTGCACATACTCTTAAATCAATGTACATGCTCCCTTAATTGATCCGGAGCTTGATAGGATTTTGTGGTCCTATTCTCAAATACTGTAAGAACGGCAACAGTACACAATATGTTACATTATCATTTAGGTCAGAAATACCGAGTTGATTGAAGCAGATATACTTCTGTGAAATCCACTATTAGCATTTAGTGGTCATGTCTTTCAAGAAGACACAGGCTTAGGTCCTTGGCGTGCCAAAAACAACAGCCTATATTAAATAGTTGTTTGAACGTCGTAAACAATGTTCTCGCGAGAGACATTGGGTCGTGTACTCTACGGTACTCGACCTGCATATTCGATATGCGAAATGAAGTCCGATATTTTCGGCGAGGCTGAGCTTTGGAGCTCGGGGATTAGCCTAGACCCCTTTTCTGATGTAAGGTCAATGACACCTAGCTCAACCCAATGCATCAATCTTCCTGTGGATACACCAGAATCACAGGACGCACACTCAGCGAAACAGGTTTTCGAAGAACTATCCCTTCAGGAAAAAATTGCATTTCTTGGAGGGCACTGTGACAGTTACACGCCACAATCGATTATGTCTTTGCCTTTTATTAAAAAACTATATGACAAGTCTATTGAAAAATTTACTGACACGGCCATCTCAAAATTGGAGGGTTTGGCAGCTCTCTATATGGTACTTAGCGAAGTCGATAGTGCTGCTGGTTTTTTGGCGGCTCTCACCATGTATGCCAAAACGTACAATGCTGAATCTATCATTTCCCAATTGAGCGGAATTGTGGATACTCTTTTTGCTGGTGGCTACGCACCCCAGTCCGAGACGCCAGCTTGGATGAAATCCATGAAGGATGGATTGCACAATTGGAAGCTACTTATCAACAACCCTGCCTTTGAACACATTTCGAAGGTGCTCTCACTTTTAGTTACCATTGGTATTCTAGAAGATAAGGCGATCTCTTTAGGCAATTTTGAATTGTTTGCTCTTGAGGCTAAGAAGAAACATTGTAATGCAACCGAACTAATGGATGCTATCATTGAAACAATCGTCTTCTTTGCTGAAGGAGGATACATGTGTTTTGTCTCGGGATCCCTTTCCCCCTTGTTATTTTCTACTCCCAAACTAGTGGAGTTAGAAGAGCGTTATGTAAGAAAGCTCGCAGAGTGGGAACATGCGCGGAACGGTAATTTAGTTCGCTTCTTGGACATGTCCGAAGCTCAGTTTGATAAAGAGTTGTCTGATTTGATTGATGAATTTCAAAAGCTCTATAAGACAGCTGTTAATGGAACTGAGAAGAAGATTGTCCAACAGAAGTGGGAAGAATTGACGAAGATGAAAACCGAGTTCACAGCAATTCGTGTTTCAGGAGGGCTAAGGAAGGCCCCATTCGCTGTTAAGATTTATGGACGTTCTGGTGTCGGCAAATCTACTTTTGCTGATATCACTATGACCGCAGTTCTTAAAGCGATGGGAGTGCCTTGTTCGCCAAATTATATCTGCACCTTGAACGAGAAGGACAAACATATGTCTAATTACCGGTCGTACATTACCGGAGTAAAGGTAGATGATTATGGCAATACAAGGAAGGAATTTTGGGAAATTGCACCGTCTGATACGATTGTTAAGATAGTTAACAATGTGCGAGAATATGCCGTCATGGCTGAGCTCGCTAATAAGGGGAAGATTTCGATTGAACCCAGTTGTATGACTATTACTACTAATGTTAAGACCCTGCATGCTGCATTGTCTTCATACAATGCTATGTCTGTCTTGAGGCGTTGCCATATCCATGTAGACTTGAAAGTGCGGAAGGAATTTGAAACTGATAATAAACTGGATTCAGCCAAAGTTATTGCAAAATTTGGGACTCTCAACTCCCTAAATGACATTTGGCTTATTACAGTTGAGAAACCAGTTGGATCTGGAAAGGAAGGTCAGGATTTTGGTCATTTTGAAATAGTAAAGGAAAATATGTCTATTACGGATTTTGTTAACTATGCTATTGAAAATGCCCAAAAGCACTTGGCCGAACAACAGACTATTGTGGAATCGTTCACTGATTCAACAGATATTGTTCACATTTGTAAAGAATGTAATAAGTGTGTTGAGACATGTGAATGTTGTGTGGATGATCTTCCCGATCTTGAGTTGGAGTCAGATGATGATGAGGACGAGGAAGAGGTTGATACCTCTTCAATGACTCCAGATGCGCTCTTGCAGCACGAAATGGCAATCGCACGTAAGAATATTGCTAAGTTGAAGGCTGTAAAGAGGAAATTCGAAGAAGCTTTCAAGGCTAAGAATGTCGTCCACGAGACTAATTCTAAGGCCAGGAGTTTATTGCTCAAGTTGAAGAGAGAAGAGTCTGCATTGAGAGAGTGGAATCTCCAGGCTCGCACCAAGTTTGGTGTCCGCAAAGTTGTAGGCGGAACCATCGGTGAAGATCCTGCGGATCTCGTCTCAGTAGAACCAGGATACGAGCCTCATTTTGGCGATAGATTAGCCAAGCAACTTCAGAATAAAGCTGGACGTTATAAGCACAAAATTAAAACAACTTCCCTTATCTACGAAACTAAAGTAGAGGATATGGCAATTGATGCCGTAATTACTGGGTTTAAGATGTTTGATGAGTCGCTTTACTCAAAATGGACGAGCTATATTCCGGAGCAGTGGATGGAAAACGATTTGGTTAAATCAACAATCTTGACCATGGCGGAGGATGTTATAGGAACTGACGTTCGGGAATATATGCAGTTAGTGTTAGGTTTGAACGCTTTCATAGGCGTTCTCTCTTTCCTACTGTTTGGCCTGTACCCCACTGGTATATTGTTATGTTGCAGCGCTATTTTCTTTAGCGTTACTATGGCAGCCGTAGTGGAAACCAAGAAAACAGCATACATGACTCGGCTTACAGCTGATCGTGAAACGCTACCTGCTTGTTTCAAGGCTATGCGGGATGAACATGTCAAGTACGCTTGTGGCTTGTTCGGGGGATTGGCAGTTTTGTATGCTGCTGTTCAAACGTATAAAGCTCTTCGTGCTAGTGTTACCATACAGGGTAAACTACAACCCCGTTCAGTGGAAGATATACAGGCACGTGATGAAGAGAAATGTATGTGGACAAAACCCGACGCTACCCCTATGGATAACAACGGAAGCTTTGCCAACCAAGAACATGCTTGGAATGCCATTAACAATCACGTATTTACTTATGAAGTGGACGGCGACGCATGCTTTGCGTTCTACTATTGGACAAAGTATTTTGTAGTTCCATACCATACCATTCCGAAGGAACCCAAACAGGCTATATTGCGTGGTCCCGGCGGACCTCTTAAGTTTATATTAGATCCTGCCAAGGTGTATCGCATCCCCGGTAAGGACTTAGCCATGTTATATGTTGGTTCTGGAGGGCCTACCAATCCCATGCGTAAGCATTTTGAGGATAACCATATTGATCACCCCATCACTGTGGCCTTACACGGCTTCCGTGGTAAGGAACATTTCGTTGACCGAGGCTGGTGGAACCATATTGACAATGCTCATAATGGCGTTGAAACCTTTCCAGGTTCATTTTATACACTACAAAATACGCTTACAAAGCCTGGTATGTGTATGTTTCCCCTGGTGAGTGATTCGAAACAACAAAAGATCGTTGGATTCCACATTGGTGGAAGGAACAATACTCTGGATGGAGTTGGAGTTGCTATCACAACACCCGAGTTGGATCGTGCGGTAGTTGAGGTTACAAAGCTCAGTCCTAGCCACATCCCTCCCCCCTTGACGCCAGAGCTAGAAGAGACTATTCTTGGGAAAGCTTTTGCGATTAGTGAGGATGTCCACTATAAATGTGGGACTAACTTTCTTCCTCCGGATTCGTCCCTCACTGTTTACGGTACAGTGACCGGACGTTCGACTCAAATATCCAAAGTCATGCCGACCCCAATATCCGACATTGTGGCTGAAGAAACAGGCGTTCCCAATTCTTGGGGTAGTCCAGCGTTTACACAGCAGCATGAGAATGAAAAGGGACACATAGACAATGGAAAGTGGATCCCATGGTATGAGACCTTGGTCCATGCTACACAGCCGTCACCCGGATTACCCCAGTCAGACTTGGATTTTGCTATGGCTGATTACTTATCAGGATTGAGGGAAGTCTTTGATGCCAACAAGGACTATTGGACCAAGCAATTAGCTCCATTAACGGACCAGGAAACCATCTCTGGTAGAGATAAGGAGAAATTTATTGATGCTATGGTCTCTAGTACCTCCATCGGGTATCCCATTGGAGGTCCCAAATCGAAGTACTTGGAGGAGCTTGAACCGACTGAGGAACACGCTTGTCCTAAGCAATTCGTTCCCGAAGTCCAGGCCCACATATACAATGCTTTGACCAAGGCTGATGCTAACCAAGCGATGGGCTTAATATTTGGAGCTAGCCTAAAGGATGAACCTACTAAGGTCAATAAGACAAAGGTTAGGGTCTTCCAGGCGGCTCCCATAGCTCTTCAGTTTGCCATCAGGAAATACTTTTTACCGGTTGCACGGATGTTCTCTGTCAATCCGTTGATAGCGGAGACTGCGGTGGGCATTAATGCACATGGTCCTGAGTGGCATGAGCTAACTGAGTACATAACTCGTTTTGGAAGTGAGCGCATCGTTGCCGGAGACTATTCCAAGTACGATCTGCGCATGCCGGCCCAACTAACACTTTCAGCCTTTGCTGTGATGATAGAAATAGCTAAATGGTCCGGGCGATATAACACTGCTGACTTGCAGCGTATGAACGTAATAGCCCATGAAGTGTGCACCCCTTTGGTCGCATACAATGGCACTCTGATGCGTTTCCACGGTACCAACCCATCCGGGCAAAATATGACTGTGTACATCAACAGCATTGTTAACTCATTGTTGTTTAGATATTGTTTCTTTAAGGTGTACACTGCAGACCGCCGCCTTGAGGTGGGGAAGAAGCTGGACTTAGGCAGACCTATCCGGTTCAGAGACGTTATGTCCCTAATCACCTATGGTGATGACGCCGCTGGGGGTTGCCATGATGAGTGCGGGGATTTTAATCACATCGTCATGGCTGAGTTACTTAAGCAGATAGATATTGTTTTCACTATGCCTGACAAGGCATCTGTTGCCACAGAATACCTGTCTCTTGACAATTTAGATTTCTTGAAAAGAGGGTTCAGATGGGAGCCAGCACTTGGCAGGTATGTAGGTCCCCTTGCGGAGGATTCTATTTTTAAGTCTTTGCATTCTATCTTGAAATCCAGCGTTCTTTCACCAGAAGAAGTGGTGACCCAGAATATTGATGGTGCTCTTCGAGAGTGGTTCTTTCATGGACGTGAAGTGTTTGAAGAACGACGTGAACAAATGAAGAGAGTAGCCGCTCGCGGAAATCTCGTTTGTACTACTTTAGATCAAGATTTTGATTATCGCGTTGAGAAATGGAAGGAAAAGTACGAACCTGGCTCTACTTATGAGCCCCATTCTGCCAGTGTGTCAGAGTCCGACAGCTCTGGTTTTACCATAGATTGTGATTATTGGGGTGACTCTACTGTTAGTGAACTATCCTTGCCATCTGCTATATCAAAGGAAAAAACTATCTCCAATTACGTTAAGTCGATATTGGGAAGACCTGCCTATGAGGAATACGTTGTTATTTCCACACAGTGTGGTCAGGGAGACCTGGCTTATATCACCGAGGAGGCTATCATCGTTGTTGAATGCAAGCGAGTGATTGGTCGACCTGGTAAGATGGAGAAGGTTGTGCAGCAAGCTGTTAGATACACTAACATTTGGAGTGCTATATTTCCAGGCAGAACCATTTATGGCGTCATAGCCACTGAGTATGGTATGCAGCTTGCGCACATGCAAGGGGATCCCGTGTTCCCTGAACCCTACACGGCTTTTCTCGAGACTGTACCAATCATGTGGTAATGTCTCATCCCCGACCACCATGTCGTTAAACTGGTCGCGGCGCGCGTGAGTGTCGTAGCCCCACGGGGAAGCCAAAATCACACTCATCGTAGTGGTTACATACGAATACATGTTTTTGCTTGTTTATCATGATTCGGAATGCTTGCGATGAGAATGGGGAGTATTGAAACTCGAGTGCTATTTAGTTACCGCAGAGTCCCACTGCAATTAAAATACGCGATAGGAGTGTTCTAGGAGGCAAGAGCATTACCGGTATAAATTAAATCGTCTCACTAAATTTTCTAATGAAATAGAGTCTGCTGAAGACTTTAAAATCAGCGGGTATGTACCACAAGCTGGCGAGCCTGGTACTACTATAGCCCAAGGCAATGGGCAAAAGTTGGAGGCCATTACAGGCTTCTCCGACCAGTTGGCTGGTTGGACGACTTCTATCACGGGAGGTCGTGACGCTACGTATAATTTAGCTAACAATAATGATTCCGACTTGGGAGATTTCCTCGGTCGACCAGTCAAGGTGTTAGAGACACAATGGTCGATAGGACAACCTCTTTTTGAGCGTTTTAATCCTTGGTATTTGTTCTTGCACAATACCAGAGTGAAAGAGAAGACTTCCAACTTTGAATTATTGAGGATGAACTTGCACGCCAAATTTGTCATATCAGGTACGGCATTCCACTATGGTAGGGCGATAGTTTCCTACAACCCATTCTTGTTTGACGAAGTAACTGTGCAGAGGAATTTTTTAGACCAGGACATTATTGGGGCATCACAGAAGCCCCATATATTCTTGAATCCTACTAATAATTCGGGAGGTCAGATTGATATGCCATTTTTCTGGTATAATAATTATATATCCTTAACAGATGGAAATGAAGCGTTCATGGGAGATCTAACAATAAAATCTTTCGGTACCCTGAAGCATGCTAATGCTGGAGACGATCCCGTCACTGTCACAGTGTTCGTGTGGGCTTCTGATGTAACCCTAACTGTGCCCACGAGTCTTAACTCCCTTACAGCCTCGGATTACACTCCTCAGTCAGGGAGTATGAAGGCTGCGGATGATGAGTACGGAAAGGGTATTATATCAAAGCCAGCTTCAGCTATAGCTCACGCAGCAGGCGCTCTTACTGATTTACCAGGTATAGCACCTTATGCCAGAGCCACTGAAATGATGGCAAGTGGTATAGGGCAAATGGCATCTAATTTTGGTTACTCTAGACCACCGGTCGTAACAGACATGGTATTGCAGAAACCTAGTCCTACTGGCAATTTGGCCAATACTGATGCCGCTGATGCCGTGAACAAGTTGACTCTTGATACGAAACAAGAGTTAACTATTGACTCACGAACGGTGGGTTTAGATGGAAAGGATCAGATGGGTATAGTTGATTTTGCCTGCCGTGAATCTTATTTGACTAATTTTTCTATGAGTTCCTCTCAGGCTCCGGACACCATGCTGTGGAATTGTAGAGTGGGTCCATCCCTATACGACTCGGTTTCTGGAGCAAGTGCCGAGTTACATCCCACACCCATGTGCTATCTAGCGCAAGTTTTTCGGTATTGGCAAGGCTCTATAAAATTTAGATTTCAGGCAGTGAAGAGTAACTTCCATAAAGGAAGGATTCTTTTACGTTGGGATCCTAAATCACATGGTAGCCAAATAGAATACAACACTGTTTATTCGAGAGTTATTGATTTGGCGGAAGAGGATGACTTTGAGGTTGTAATCGGCTGGGGCCAAGCTAATCCATTCTTGAGAACTAAAATGATGCTTCCGACTACCAATAATGTTCACGGTACCACTCGCTTGTCCACAGATTTCAGTGGGTGTTGGAATGGTGTGCTAGAGGTTGATGTTGTTAACAGCCTTGTTGCTCCGGCAGCTGACACTGACATCTCTTTTAACGTTTATGTTTCTTGTGTCCCCGATATCAAATTTGCTGCACCTCTGCCTGACAATTTGGCGACATACTCACTTTTTCCTGAACAGGGGAATTCTTTGAAAACTATTCCGGAGGAAGAGGATGGTATAACACAACTACTCTCAACGGTACGCAAACGTAGGAGCACCGGCTACACTCCGCAATCCGGAATGGTTGAAGAAGCTCCCACGGGTACTACCATGAATGAGACTGACATACCTGTTGATCCTGGCACGGTGCAGGACATAGCTGTAACGTCGGAAGAGGCCGATCAGACTATGAATGTATTCTTTGGTGAATCCCCTAAGAGTCTTCGAGACTTGTTTCGTCGCTATGTTCATCATCGTATGTGGGTGATTGAGGCACCCCCTTCAGGTGCTATGGTACAATCCACGTTGCGCGATAGAGCTATTGGATATTGGAATGGTTACGATCCAGAAGGCTTGGATACTCATTCGGGATTCCCTGCCACAATTACTATACCACATTTCGTACATTGGTTTTCACCTTGCTACGCAGCATGGCGAGGCGGTTTACGAACAAAGTACGTGTTTGATAATAATCAGCATGTTATGCCGACTGTGTGTAGATCGGGTGCCATGAGTGCTACTGGAGTTGAAACTCATATTCTCACGGATACAGATCCAGATTATCTTACACAAAGGCTTACTTATGCCTCTCATCGGCACACAGCCGCAGGTGCAGCTTCTACCAATTTGGGAGTCAATAATACCATAGAAGTAGAAACCCCTTTTTATTACGCAGAAAGATTTGCTTCTGCACGCCTTCCTAAAGCCGATGTAGGCAATGGAAGCCCTGTCAATATTGTTGATATGTTGGGTGGTAGTGATTCTTTTGGCCCCACAACTCCCAAGTTGCACTCTTGTGCGACTTGGAAATCTGTTGGAGAAGACTTTTCATTATTCTTCTTCACGGGATGCCCAATTGTCTACCTGTCAGGGATCAATGTGTCTCCTGTCTAGTAGACTTCTAACATAAGACCTTGCTCGCAGGTCTATAAATATATGTGAGCGATTAGTCTACCGAGT